TCAAAGTCAGCTGTACTTGCGAAGCCACGAATCATTACAGAACCATCGTCCTGTGCGTGAGTCTTGAAAGTAGACGTCAGATTAAAGATTTTATTCATCATCTTTATCCTCTTTTACTGCTGGTTTAACAGCAGGCTTGACCGCAGCCTTTTTTGGAGCAGGCTTTGGTACTTTGGGTGTAACAGGTTTTGGCTCAGGTGCCGGAACTACTTTAGGTTCCGGCTTCGGCGCTTGTTGACGCAAGTTAATATTAACAGCGTGTAAAAGATACTTCCATGCTTTGAAACTTCTTTTAACAGACATAGCATGAATTGCTTCACGAGGTCCTATAATAGTTGTATAAGTCTTAAAGTCAATATCTAAAGGCAGTCCAAACTCTTCAAAGTGTTTAAGTGCTAAATCTAGAACTGCTTGTTTTTGCCGCATTGCCATTTATTCTTCTCCTTCTTCTTCGACAGGCCTTCCGCCTTCATCGGGGTTAGTTGCAGAACCAGCAATATTTGCTGGAACGCGAATTTCTTCAGTACCCGTTACAAAATCAAAGCCTAACGCTTTTCGTGCTTCTGCAGGGGTAATAATTCCTCCGTTTACTAAAGATGTATAGTATGCGGAGGAGTCTCTCAGTTCTGGCTGTAGAGCTGGGATATTAGTAAGATCCTCTTTCAACTCAAAACCAAAATATCTTTCGAGTCCATAATTAATTTTTCGAACAATAGGAAGTATAGTCTCAAGATAATATAGTCGCATATTTGGGCGAATGTTAGCGTTATTACCAGAATCCATTAAAATTGGAGGGATTCCAAGCGCCTTTAAAATAATCTTTTCATTCTCTAAAATTGCACTTTGAAAATCTAATTCTTTAAAATTTACATTTGAAATAGAGTCTACTTCGATTCCTCCATCTAAGATGAGAGGTCGTCGACCGCCAGCATCTGGACGGTATCGTGCTTGCCAAGAAACCATCATACGTTCTTTGATTTTCTCAGAAAGTGTATTTGGCGACTTTAGTACTAAACCTGGGACTGCTCCATTCTTAAAGAAGTTGTCTTGGAAAGCTCTCATATTCTTCATGAGAACCATAGTACGAAGTGCAGGCTTTAAACGAGGAACTCCGCGATAAATGGAGTGAAAAGAGTTTTCTTTGATATGAATAATCTCGTCAGGGCTAAAGGTAGTATCAAACATTGTGAACTTTTCAATGTATGTTTGCTTATCTGCATGAATCTTTACGTCTGTAGCCGGTAGATGGTAAAGGTGTACTCCGTCGAAGTACAGAAAAATGTTACCATCAATAATAAAATCAGTAATAAGATTACGTTTAAAGCTATTAATATCTTGATAAGGGTTTGGTGACTTATTAAGAAGTACTTCTACTTTGGAAGCCTTAACACCTGGAACAACGCCTCGAAAAGCTCCCTCTCTAGATATTAAAGTATGAATCTCAGCTACATCATCAACGATCATATTTACGCCGCGATTAACGATCTCTAAGTCTTCATAAGCTCTTTCGTAGCTAAACGCAGGCTCTCTTGAGGATTCTACTTTATTGCTACCAATATTATACTGAGCAGGATTTAGCTTTTCCTCAGCTTCTACGGGTTTTGCTCCAAAAATATTATTATACCAAGCCATGTTTTTCTCTTTGAATCTCGACCCACTTCATCTGCTTCTTCGCAGTTCCTAGTCCAGGGTCTTTCCCATAAATTGAGTGAAGTTTTAAATGGTGAGTATGACACAGTGTAACTGTGTAGTCATATAGCTCAGCATGATGCTCTTCTATAAAGTCATCCCGAAGTGCTTGTATATACTCCGGATTGTGTCTGTTCTTTGTCAACCATTGATTTAGTAATGGTGTTAAACTGTAAAAATGGTGAAAGTCAAGCTGCTCTGTCTCACTGCAAATCTCGCAAGCGTTCCCCTTTTCATACTTGGACTTAGCCTTGTCTCGTACATACTTTACAACGTCGCGTTTTAACTTAGGCATTTTCCATTAGTTCCTGAATTTTCATCTAAAGAATTATATCGACTTTAGGGTGACTTGTCAATAACTATTTTTCATCAGGTATCGCTAGAAGGATACGTTTGCAGTTTGAAATGAGTATAGTCCGTAACGAAGACCGTCTGCCATGTGTGAAGCCATATTATGCCTCGGTTTTTCCTTTAGTAGATTAGGATTAGGATCCCATTGATAGGCATCTAAACATTTAAGTGACTCTTTGCATTCTTGATCGACATAAAGTTTGTCGTTATCAACAATCCCTGATACATGTCCAATTCCATCCAGTACAGACTTCTTAGCGTTAATGGTGGAGATGTCATAGTTCTGCGCGAGATCGAACCTTGTTTGCTGAGCAGCACTGTCAATATAGATGTAATCAATATCCCAACGATCAATAAGTTTTTGTATTTCAATAGCATGTTGCTCTGTAGTTCTCTCCGAATTAAAGTACTCATCAACTAAGTAGTATTTTTCCTCATCCCAATCGTATGCGATTACACACAACGCTGTAGGATCCTTGTATCCTACGTCCAAGCCCGCAAAGACATCCATCTTTGAGGTATCTAATTGAGACAAGTCTTTTACCTGTGTCTCAAAATCAAACTTCCAAATCTGACCTTCATAAGTATTAAAGTCAGCTTCGTATTCTTGCCGAAACTCGGCTTCTGACATAGACTTACGTGCTTCTGCTATATCAGTTTCTGACATTCGAGGATTGTCTCGATATGTCGCTCGTATACTACACCATTCTGGGAAATCTTCTGAAAATCCTCTATAGAAGAACTCCGAGAACCAGTTGTTGCGACCCCGTGGCGTGGAAATAAAAATTGCTTTGGAGTTTTCTTTATCTAGCGTGGGTCTGAGTGCCACATTGAACGCATCTTTTCCATCAGCGAGAGCAGCTTCGTCAAAAATAATAAGATCATATGAACGCCCAACACAAGAGTCAACTTGATTAACTGATCCCATACGTACTGTAGATCCATTTGAGATTTCAATAACTTTATCTTTTGCATTATCTTTTGTAACCTCTAAGTCAAAATGTTTAATTAGGTTCCTTTGTAGATCGAAAGAGATCTGAGACAAAGAATAGTTTGGGGACATGATAAGGATGTTAGAGCCAGGCACTAAAGACACGAGCTGTCCAATAATGTTGGCAATATAAGTTTTGCCTTGCCGACGAGAGACGGCGGCAGAGACAAAACGGTATTTAGGGTTGTTAATCGCATTTATAATTGCTATTTGCGATGGCAACGGTGTGACGTTCAATAGGTTTAAGTACGGTCCTATTGGAAGTTTTAAGAACTTTGCCTCAGATCCTAATTCAACTATTTCGTCGCAGAGTATATCTCTACGACTTACTTCAACTGTCATATTAATCTTCTTTTTTAACTAGTGTCCAAATACCATAGGCTAAACCAACCCATGCCATCATTTTTGCTAAACCGCCGAAAAGTATTACTGATCCGCAGATTCCAATAAGCATTGCACCATCCCAAGATGTGCGCTCTTTTAATAAACCTTTAATGAATTTCACAATGAGTACCCCTCTTCTTGTGTCCGTTCCAAGCTACAAAACCCGCTAAACGCAGTGTCCAATAGGCTAGATAATTTAAAACACGGAAACCATTTACCTCTATACAAATATCTCTAAAGATTCCGTCCATGTGCTTTTGATCGTGGTATCCGATAATAGTTCCATCGGCTCTCATAAGAGTAGCATACTTATAGCCATAGTCATGAACTAAACCGCCCATGAGTAATACGCCGACAGGAGAAAGAAAAGTTGCTAAAAACTTTGGTACAGATGCTCCGTCAAACTCAAAACCTTTAGGAATCTTGTATTGCTCTTCTCCGATAGTGTAGTAAAAATCTTCGCAGATTACCCATTTACGACTACCCATTAACCACATTAAAATGCCTTTCCAGAAACCTTTATCTTTTGTTGCAATTGGTACAGGCTGCATTTTTGGCATTTCTGGGTATTTAAAATCAATCAGTACTTCT